AATAAAATCAAAAATTAATATTAGTAGTTTTGATGTGTATATTAACAACAATTATTATGGGTCCGATTTAATTGAGATACAAATAAATAATAACGACATTTTAAGAATTGTTATTATAAAAACAAATGGTGGTTTAGAATCTAAAATTTTATACGAAAACACTTTAATCTAAAGTATCCCCATAAATATCTTTTTTACTTTTACATTTTTCTAAAATTAATTTTTCAATAAATCTATAAATTTTAATTCCTTTTTTGTTGCAATATGTTTTTAAAACTTCATGAGCCTCTTTTGAAATTTTAAGATTCTTTATTTTTGACTGGTTTTGCAAGGTAAGATAAAAAAGGCAGAAAAAAGTCTACCTAATTTATTAATACTTATCATAAAGTCAAGTTTTTTGCTATTTAATGAAATATTTATTAGAAAATAAATAACTAATTAAAAAAAATTAATAATGGCAAATAAAGTATTCGTGTCCCCGGGAGTATATACCTCGGAAGTTGATTTGAGTTTTGTTGCGCAAAGTGTTGGCGTTACAACTTTAGGTATTGTTGGTGAGACATTAAAAGGTCCCGCTTTTGAACCTATTTTCATCACAAATTTTGATGAATTTTCAACGTATTTTGGTGGAACATCCGCCGAAAAATTTATAAACACACAAATCCCTAAATATGAGGCGGCTTATATAGCAAAATCTTATTTACAACAATCAAACCAATTATTTGTTACTAGAGTTTTGGGATTATCTGGTTATGATGCCGGACCATCTTGGAGCATAACAACTGTTGCAAACGTTGATACAACTACTGTTGGTCAAAACTGTTTTAGTTCATCAACAGTTGATTGTGTAGAAACTTGTGTTGAATATGAAGAATACGATTATTCAGTTTCTTTTACAGGAAATAATGATAATGTTACTTCGGTAGATTTTACAGAAACATTTCCTTGGTTATTAAACGAAGACTTAAATTCCACTTACCAACAATTTAACGGTTCAACAACAACATTAAGTTCAGATTTAAAAAATCAAATTTATGGTGTAATATCTAATAGCGATACTGAGAACTATTCTATAAAATATTTTGGAGTAATACCTCAAGTGGATTATAATTCATTAAGTGGATATACCGCATCAACAAATGTTTTTAATTTAGATTACGTTAATTCAGGTAATGCTGATTTTAATGACCCAAATAACGACCCTTGGTATTATGCATTATTTGATAATAATGGTAATGGTACATATAGTGGTTATTCGTTTTATAATTATATTACAGGTTTAACTGAAACATCCACATCATCAAATTGTGCTACGTTTTATTCGTTTTCGGTTAGTGGAGCGTCATCCGCTCTTAGTGGTAGTACACATAGCGGTAGTGTTAATTACACTACAAATACAATATCATTTTGTCTTCCTTCGGCAACAACTACTAATGATTTATCCGCTTTAACGGTTACATTTAGTGCTTGTACAACGGGAGTTACTCTTAATTCTGTAACACAATACTCTACAGGAAGTACTGTTAATTTTACCGGTTTAACAAAGACATACGTTTTAGTATCAGAAGATACTACGGTCACTGAAACTTTTACAGTTAATATTGAAATTAGTGACCCTTGTAATCCTTGTGTGACAGGTAATACCGGAAATAATTCTAACGGAACAATAATTACTAATTTTAGCGGAACTGTTAATGGTACAATTTACATTTATTCAGGAACCCCTTATTTAAATTACGATGATTTAGTTATTGCAACAATGAGGTCAAGAGGGTTAGCAACTTACTCTACCGATACTGGGGCTGTTTATCAAGTTAACGGACAAACTGGAATGACTTTAGATTTTTCAGGTTCTTATTCTGGAGCATCTAAAAATCCATTTTCACCTTTTGGTGTTAACATTACTGATAAAGACGGTAATAATTTATTTTTTGAAACTTCTTTTCAAATTTCTGATGTTAATTATGTATCAAAAGTTTTTGGAGCTTCTAATTTTTCAAAACCAAGAACTACGGTACCTTTATTTGTTGAAGAACAATTTGGGGCGTTATTAACATATGGTTATAGAAAAGGATATATTAGAGGTGTAAGTTCTAACTTAACTTATTTACCAGATGCAAGACAAGGTTCAGACCCAACAAGTATTGGTTGGTATTTAGAACAATATCAATCACCAACATCACCTTGGGTAGTTTCTGAATTAAGAGGAAATAAAGTTTCTGATTTATTTAAATTTACAACAATTGCTGACGGTAACGCTGCTAACACTGAAATTAAAATTTCAATAGTAAACATTTCATTTGGTAATGGTAATTTTGACGTTTTAATTAGAGATTTCTTTGATAGTGATGAAGCACCAGTCGTGTTAGAAAAATTCACAAACTGTAATATGAATCCAAACGATAACGGATTTATTGGAAAGAAAATAGGAACTAAAAACGGAGAATACACATTAAACTCTAAATTAGTGATGGTTGAAATGAATGATGAAGCTCCGGTTGACGCGTTACCTTGTGGATTTGAAGGTTTTCAATATAGAGAATATGCTGGTGTAAGACCTCCATTTCCAGTTTATAAAACAAAATATGATTTTCCTGGGGAAGTAGTTTACAATCCACCATTTGGTTTGGCGTCAGGAGCTGATGATACAATTAGAAGTAACGGTGATAAAGTAAGAAGAACTTATTTAGGAATTTCTGATTCAGTTGGAGTTGATACTGATTTCTTACAATACAAAGGTAAACAATTACCTCTTAGTGTTTGTTCAGATAGTACTGGTGACGATTGGGCGTATAAAACAAGAGGTTATCATATGGATGTTAACGCAAGTGCATTAACAATATCTAGTAATTACACTACAAGTGGAACTCCTTTGTTTTTTGTTGGAGCATCATCTTTTACAACAGACCCTGAAAATGACTCAAACCAATATTATAGATTATTTTCTCGTAAATTTACTTTACTTTGTATAGGAGGTTTTGACGGTTGGGATATTTACAGAGAATATAGAACTAACGCTGATAGATTTGTTTTAGGTCGAGCTGGTTATTTAAGAGGAGCTTGTCCGTCAATTAAATATCCTACAGCAACAGGTTGGGGAGCGTTTAAACAAATTACTGTTGGTGACAACACAATTGAATATGGTAATTCTGACTATTACGCTTATCTTTTAGGTATAAACACATTTTCTAATCCTGAGGCAGTTAATATTAATTTATTTGTAACCCCTGGTATTGATTATTTAAATAATTCTGATTTAGTTGAAGGAGGAATTCAAATGATTGAATTCGATAGAGCTGATTCATTATATATTTGTACCACACCGGATTATAATCTATTTACACCAACAGTTGGAGAACCAACTGACATTATTTACCCACAAGAATCGGTAGATAATTTAGAAGGTACTGGAATTGACTCTAACTATACCGCAACTTATTACCCTTGGGTTTTAACTAGAGATAGTGTTAATAACACTCAAATTTACCTACCACCTACCGCTGAGGTTACAAGAAACTTAGCGTTAACCGATAACATTGCGTTCCCTTGGTTCGCAGCAGCTGGTTATACACGTGGTTTAGTAAACGCTATCAAAGCAAGAAAAAAATTAACACAAGAGGATAGAGATACTTTATATAAAGGTAGAATCAATCCAATTGCAACTTTTTCTGATGTTGGAACTGTTATTTGGGGAAATAAAACTTTACAAATTAGAGAATCCGCACTTGATAGAATAAACGTAAGAAGATTGTTATTACAAGCTCGTAAATTAATATCAGCAGTTTCTGTTAGATTATTATTTGAACAAAATGACGCTAAAGTAAGACAAGATTTCTTAGACGCAGTTAATCCAATATTAGATGCGATTAGAAGAGATAGAGGTTTATACGATTTTCGTGTAACAGTTTCTTCAGACGCAGCTGATTTAGATAGAAATCAATTGACTGGTAAGATTTATATCAAACCAACTAAGTCACTTGAATTTATTGACATAACCTTTTACATTACTCCAACTGGAGCATCGTTTGAGAATATATAAATTTTTATTAAAAACAAGTTGATGTAATGTCAACTTGTTTTTTAATTAGCCATTATGAACTTTAAATTAACAAATAAACAATATCAAAATTTTAAATTTTTAATTGATGAAAATTTTGATAAAGAAGGACTACCAAGTTTAAAATATTACTCATTTGATTGGGATGATAATATTGTAACAATGCCCACCGAAATTATACTAAAAAATTCAAAAGGTGATGAAGTTGGAATGTCAACTGAAGATTTTGCAACATATCGAAGTAAAATAGGTAAAGTTCCATTTACGTATGAGGGACAAGAAATTGTTGAATTTGCAGATAATTCTTTTAGAAATTTTCAAGTTCAGGGGGATTCTAAGTTTTTAAAAGATATTTTAAATGCTAAAGAAGGTCCGGCTTGGGAAGATTTTAAAGAAGCTATTAACCACGCTTCAATTTTTTCAATAGTAACCGCAAGAGGACATAACCCAAATACCCTTAAAAAGGGTGTTTATATGTACATAATGTCAAATCATAACGGAATTAATTCCGATGAAGTGGTAAAAAACATTATAAAATTTAAAAAACTTGCTAACGAACCTATTAATAAAAATGAAACTAAAGAACAATTAGTTAATGAATATTTAAATCTTTGTAAATTTTACCCAGTAAGTTTTGGTTCAAATCAAGCCTCTTCTCCAGAACAAGGTAAGATTGAAGCTTTAACTGAATTTTTACAATATGTAAAACATAATGCCGGTAATTTAAAAGAATTAATTAAAAATGGAGGACTTATAACAAAAGTTAATAATTCTTTTATGGAAAGAGAACCTATGATTGGTTTTTCTGATGATGATTTAAAAAATGTAGAAAAAATAAAAGGACATTTTGATAAAAACCCAAAAAATAATCTTAAAACATATTCAACATATGGCGGAATTAAAAAACTGCAGTAATTTTATATTGTTATGATAAAAAATAAAAAACAAAAGTAAATAGAAAAATTTTATAACCGTATATTTATAATAAAAGAAATAAAAACAATTAAAACAAAATAACATGGCCGATTTATTAATGAAAATGCCCATACCGTATGAACCAAAAAGAGCTAACAGGTTTATTATGCGTTTTCCTTCAACGTTAGGTATAAACGAATGGTTTGTTGAAGCAGCAAAAAGACCTAGCATAAAAATTAACTCAACCCCAATTCCTTTTTTAAACACATCAACTTATGTTGCTGGTAGATTTGAATGGTCACCAATTTCGGTTACGTTTAGAGACCCTATAGGTCCTTCAGCGTCTCAAGCATTAATGGAATGGGTTAGATTATGTGCAGAATCCGTTACAGGTCGTATGGGATACGCAGCTGGATACAAGAAAAATGTTGACCTTGAAATGTTGGACCCAACAGGTGTTGTAGTTGAAAAATGGATTCTAGAAGGTTGTTTTTTAACTAGTGCTGATTTTGGAGCCCTTGGGTATGATTCTGATAAATTAGCAACAATTACTACTGAATTAAGAATGGACCGTTGTATATTAGTTTACTAAAAATTTTACATATCCTTTACATCCAAATTTTAAATCCGTATATTTAACTATATGGATTTTTCTTTTTTTACTGTTAATAATAAGTCTGGATACAAAACTAAAGAAATTTGGGTAAAAAAAAACGAGCCCGATTTATATAAATCAATTATAAATTATAGTTTACAATTTAATTTTGAACTTTCGTTTAAAGAAAAAATATTATTTTATTTTAATCTTAAAGTTGAAAGACCAAAATGTATTACCTGTGGTAATAATGTTAAATTTAGAGAAAGATTTGACAAACCATATGGTGAATTTTGTTCTTTAATATGTATTAATACAAATAAAGACGAAATGTTAAAAAGACAAAAAAAAACTTTTAATCAGAAGTATTCTGTTGATTTTTATCCTGAATATAAAGAATTTATGGAAAAACAAAAAAGTACAAAAAAAATTAAATATGGTGATGAAAATTATAATAATATTGAAAAAAGTAAAAAAACTAAAAAATTAAAATACGGAAATCAAAATTATAATAATATAGAAAAACAAAAACAAACAATTCAAACTAAATATGGGTCTGATAATATTTCAAAATCATTATGGTATAAAAAACAAATATTAAAAACGTTTAAAACAAAATATTTAGATTTGGACATTAAATCAATTGAAGGGGAAACGGTTAAAATTAAATGTCCTAAATGTAATAACGATTATAATATTACAAAACAATTAATATATGAACGGCATAAACGAAATTATATTGTTTGTATAGGATGTAACCCAATTGGACAAAGTTCTCAAAGTGGTTATGAGTTAAAAATTAATGATTATTTAACAAGTTT